TAGGGCTGAACCTACCGGGATGGGGGCAGCTTTAACAATGTAGTAATCATCGGTAGCACCTGCCCCAGTGATATACACATCCATTGTAATTTGTGAAGTTGTAACATTAGCAATATTGATACCAATAAGAGCATCGTCGGAATTTGCGGTTCGTAAAACTACTTCACTCGTCCCCACATTCCTTGCAATGTTTCTTTCAAAATCCTGTGCCATGATTTCTCCTCAGTATAGTATACTGTTTTTAAAAGTGTCTGTCAACTATAGAGCGATTGCCATCGCCACTGCAAACCCAGCCGTAGCACCAGTTGACAGGTTGGTTAGCTGGGAACCATCGACTGCTGGCAACCGTGCAGAGCCATCAAGTACGACTACATTACCTGCAGATGTTCCGGTGTCGGCTACTGCTGCCGTACCTAACCCAAGAGTTGTACGTTGGGCAGAGGCATCTGCATCATCCAGCAGGGCTTTACCTGCGGCTGTGAGGTCATACACTGCAGCCGTGCCTGACCCGGTAAACTGGATACCCTTATCTGCTGCGGAAGTCAGACCAGCAAGTGCCTGTAGTTCTGCATCGAGACGTGCATTAGCAACTGTGCCTGATAACTGTGAGGCATCGATTGTTTTATTAGTCAGGGTTTGTGTGGCTGTTGTACCTACAAGTTCTTGGCTGCTGCCTGCAGGTAGAGTCAGGGTGTTTGTTACACCAGCAGAGTGGGGTTGTGGCTGCAAGGTTTGTGCGTGAGCGTTACTAGACTCACAGTAGAACTTAACCTGCGAACGTGTTCCTGTTCCTGTACGTATGTCAACGAGACCATCTGTGATAGTAACACCACCTGACGAACCGTTGCCATCAATATTAACTTTACCAGAACCGTTGGGTAGGATGTTAATGTTGCCGTTGGAAACGGATACAATATCGTTTCCGTTTACATCGAGGTCACCACCAAGCTGTGGAGTTGTATCCGCGACCACATCTGTAATACCACCCAAACCAGAAGACAGGTTAGCAAGTGTCAGCTTCTTCAGCGCACCTGCATCTGCATCGTGAATTAGTATGGTATCATTAGATGTATCTAGTCCTGAAGTAATAGCAGTTTGACCTGTGATTACATTAGCGTTAAGCATTGCTGATTCAACAGCACTGTTTGCGATTGTGACTGCACCTGCGCTACTGATGGTCACGTCACCCGATACAGCAACCGGATTGAAGTTCGAACCATCTGCCACCATGATGTGACCAGAGGTGTTCGTACCCATAGTCAAGTCATCACCAGAAATTGTTAGGTCACCTGCAATCGTAACGTCTGCACCACTCATAGTGATAGCGGTAGTTGGGGTGCTACCACTCTGAATAACTAACTCACCTGATGAGTTGTTCAGATTACCGAACGTTGTACCCCCATCTTTGAGAGTGATATCACCACCGTCTGCATCCAAAACAATGTCTGTGGTTGCGTCGAGAGTGATTGCTGCACCAGAGTCAATCTCTGCAATAATTGGTGTAGTCAAAGTTTTGTTGGTAAGAGTTTGCGAACCTGTCAGGGTTGCAACAGTGCTGTCGATAGCGAACGTAACAGCGTTGCCAGAACCGCTAGTATCGATGCCTGTGCCACCTGTGAAAGTAAGTGACTCGCTATCCAAGTCAATGCTGAGTGCGCCACCGCTATCTGCTTGGAAGTCCAAGTCCTGTGCAGTAACCTGTGAATCAACGTACGCTTTGATTGACTGCTGTGTTGCCAACGCTGTTGCGCTATCGGATGCCATATTGTCTTCGTCGAGGATGTCAGTGACTGTGGTTGTTGGCATGGCAAGACCGTCGATGGTTGCCGTACCATCCAAGTACAAGTCTTTGAACTGCTTGCTGCTTGCGCCGAGGTCAATGTCGTTGGTAGTTGTTGGTTCGATTACACCGTCTTTAACGACAAACTGTTCTACAGACGAACTCGATACGTCTACAGAGAACTCAATCTGATTATTAGGATTGTCGATTACAACTTTGTTGAGGGGTGTGGCGACACCGGGGTCACCAATCAGGCCGATGACCGGACCTTCTGCTGCCGTACCATCGTGTTTGTGACCTGATGTATTATTGAACGCTGCAAGAACTTGGTCAAACTCATCGTTACTGTGGGCAGCGGTAATAACGTCGCCGTCAGTGAACGTGGATTGTCTGGTATATCCTGCCATGTTTTATCTCCTTCCGCCCGGAGTGAACTCCAGTTGGTAGCCTTTCAGTGAAATTGGTGCGGCTCCTGCCGCGTCGTCTAGTCTTACCGCAACTGTAAATCCGCCACCCTCTACACTCTGACGCACGAGTGGTGTGCCTGACGAACCGTACACGGCTGTTCCGTATGTTGATGATGGGTTACCATAGATAGCTACAGCAGCACCAGTGTTTAACGTGTATTGATTTGGTTGCGGTGTTTCGCTTGAGTTGAAATCGTACCGGATACGAAAGTTTGAGTTCACCGCACCTTCGTTATCGTAGTTCCAAATGATACGCTGCATCATCTTACGGATACCAGCGTCACCCATTGTGTAGTCAGGGCCACGATATATGGCTGCTATGTTTGTGCCGTCAAACGTGTTTCCTGTTTCTTGCTTGTAAACGTACCCGTCATACCCGCCGTGAAGGACAGTCTCTACACCACTGATAAATCCAGAGGTGCAATATGCAGGTTTGATACCTCGTACGTCTGCATATTCCCAACCAACACCGCCATCAACACCAGCTTTGATAACTCCTAACAAACCCGGAGATGATGTAGTACCCCCGCTATCATCAGGGAAGAACAGACGGTACTGAGACTTTGCTCTTATGACGACACTAGAGATACGGTCTTTGTCGATGTTATCAAGACGCGGCTGTATCTGTTTAGAAATCGTACCAAGTTCAACGTCACCGATTCTTTCTGTACCAGCAATCGTACGCAGTCCGTCCGGTGCAAGGTAAATCAAATCACCTGATATCTCTTGGATGCTAAAACCATCAACACAGCCGATAGCACGAGTAACAGGAACTACTGCAAAATCCGATGAACTAGAACCTGCAATTTTAAAAATAGAATCTTCACAGAATACAAACAAGTTTTCACGGAAGACCTTGATACCTACAATAGGTTCATCTACTTTTATGCTGCCTGCGCCACTAGCACCCGTAAAGTCATCCTCATCAAACGGAACACTAAAAATAAGTTCTTGTGGACTTGCAGACATACCAGCATAAAATGCGTGACTTCTAAATATTTCTACAAACTTGGGGTCTGCTGGTCTACCGGATGCGCTAACGTCTGTGACAGAAGAGTTATCGAAAACAGATGCAAGGTTTGCACCGTCCACCATAATCATTTTATCTGTGCCGTTAAAATTGAAGTTTACAAAGTTATATCTTCCAGCACTGGTGCGACCTGTATCTATACTTGTGTATCCGCTACCTGTGCTTTTGAATACAGACGTACCTTTCGCAACAATCGCTTGGTCTTTGTATATGTGTACCCCAAGAATCGTACCTGTGGAACCGCCAACTTGATTAGAATCAAACTTGGTAAATCCGTTAATGCGGCGATAGCCACCGTTGATGTCTGGTTCGAAGTTCTGTAACTGTAAGGCAGCACCGGGCGGGATAGAAAACGTATCCTTATCCAATACCAAGCCACCGCCCAAGCGGACAACAAACGGGCTAAGAAGCGAGGTATCTGCCATTAAACTGCTCTCATGTAGTCTTTCTTGTTGATAAGTTCGATACGCATCCTAGCAAGTCCAGCCTCGTAGTCACGCAACGCAAGCTGTGAAAACTGTACGTCTGAACGAAGCATGTGTGCAAAATATCTTGCACGGTTGACTATTACGTCGTGAAAGCGTTCGGGTATAGTAGGTGTGTCTGTGTTTGCAGACATGTCCGAAGTTGTTTGATAGTAATAGTATCGTATTGTGTAGGTAGATACATCAGGAACAGGAGACAAACCAATTTTGTTATCTGGTGTAGAATAAACAAATCTAGGTAACCCTTCAGAGTCACCATTTGGATTTGTATCTGTTTCATTGTACCCTTCTAAATATTCTTCAAAAGATAGGTACTGTAATGTTCTTTCTGCAGTGGTTGCAGATTCTTGTACAGTAAAGCTGTCAAAATCTATTGTCTTTGCATCTGACTCACGATTATATTCTGATGTACTCGCTGTGGTAGTAAAAGATTGATTGACTACTGTGAAAGGCCATTCAACTTCAGAGTTGATAATGTCTCTCTGCGCCTTGTTTACAAAATCTTTTACAGATGTTTGAATACCACGAGTCGTGCTGACTGTGGTAATTTTAGCAATCTTTTTGGGTTGTCTGGAGACTTGTTTACCTGCCTTAGTTGCTTTTCTTTTAGCACGGGTTGTTGCAGCGTACTCTTTCGCTGATAGGGACTTAATGGCCTTCTCAGGTAGATATCTTTCCCCGGTTGCTTTTGGACCCTGTGTCGACGGCTTACCACTTTTGGTACGCCACTTCTGCTTAGTCCATGCCTTCAAAGAGCGTTGGCTCTTTTTTAGTGCCATCTTTGTTCTCCTGAGTTAGCTTTACAAGCGTAGCAAACTTTTCATTCGCTTCAGCATACTTATCAATAGCTTTATCCATCTCTTCAAGTAAGTCTGGATGTTCGCCCACAGCGACTGCATTGTTGAGATAATTAGTGAGTACATACGTTGCATCTTTCATCTCCGCTTGATATTTAAACAACAAAGCATCAATGGCTAGTTTAGGTAAAGACATTCATTTCTCCAAATACTTTAGTATACGATTCTAGATAGAAGAAGTCAACACAACAACAAAACAGGCAACCATTGCTACGATTGCAACTACAGCTATTGCTGTTGCTTTTGCTGCTTCCCAAAACTCGTGTTCTTTACGAGCCTGCTCTATCTTTCTTTTCCTCTCTGCCTCTTTTGCTTCCTGTATTCGTTTAGCACGTTCATTAACTATGCCTGCCCATGTTCCGGGACCAAACCGCATGTCTATAAGAACCGATACTTCACGTAGTTTCTCAGCCGCTAACTTCGCATCAATAACTTCTTGTGCAACAGAGTTTACACTAAAGGTGTCAACACCAGCCTTTTTGTTACGTGCTTTTTGGGCTTCGTGTTCTCCGCGAAACAAGTCATCGATGTGACCAGCCATCTGACCGATATCTTTAACGGTGTTGATGTTAGACTTAATAAAGTCTGTGGCCTGCTTTACGAGAGCGATTCCTGTCAGTACCTCTGCTACAACCATAAATCACTCCACAATCTTTACGATGTAATTCTTACCGTCTGGCCCCTTGCTTATTTCAACTATTCGTGATTCGCATGCATATCGCACATTGCCTGTATCTTTGTATAGATTTCTTTCTATCGTGCGCTTTGCCTTTAAACACTTTGACAGCTTTTCAAACGCTGTGTGTTCAGCTACATCTCCTGCAAGATAGAGTATTAGTGTAATAGCCTCGTTAATCATGCTTTCCGTTTCTCAT